GATCTCTGGCATGATTTTGAAGCGCATGCTGGATATTCATTCAACAAATCACACGCAGTAGCATATTCTACACTTTCATATTGGACAGCATGGTTAAAATACCACTATCCACTTGAATTCATGTATTCAATTTTAAAGAACGAAAAAGATAAAGATGCAAGAACAGAATATTTGATTGAAGCAAAGCGTATGGGTATTCCAATTAAATTGCCACATATTAATGAATCAGATTTAGATTTTAAGATTGAAGGCAAGGGTATTCGATTTGGATTAACTGGAATTAAGTATATTTCTGATAATATTGCCACAAAATATATTGCATCAAGACCATTCAGTTCGTACAAAGAAGTTGAAGAGTTTACATTTACAAAGGGTAATGGAGTAAACAGTAGAGCGTTACAAGCAATGAAATGCATTGGTGCACTTAACTTTAAAGATAATCCAACTGATGATAACGAAGTAAGACAAAATTTATATGAATATTTAAATCTTCCTGAATTTAATATATCTATTCCACAACATTATTATGCATATATTAATGATGTAGAAGAGTTTGAAGAAAAGGGATCCTTTGTTTTAATGGGTATGGTAAAATCTATTAAGCGAGGAAAAGGTTGGTCAAGAGTAGAACTTTTAGATAAAACTGGGTCGGTTGGAATATTTGATGAAGAACAAACAACAATTGAAACTGGAAAAACTTATCTAATGCTGGCATCTGATAACAGAATTATTTCTGCCACACCAGTTGATGAAATTAAAGAAACAAAAAATGCTTTAGTAAAGTTTTTAAATTATAAGATGATTCCATACAAAGAAGACGAACATTTTGTTGTTGCATTTAAACCAAGAATAACAAAGACTGGTAAAAAGATGGCATCGCTAACTTTAGCAGATTCAGGAAGAGGGCTACACTCTGTTACTGTATTTCCAACATCTTTTGCTAAAGCATATATGAATGTTCAAGAGGGCGGAGTTTATAAGTTTTCCTTTGGAAAAACAAAAGACGGTACAGTGATAATGGAGGATGTAGTAAATGTTTGATGAACTATCAGAAGAATTGCATACAACTGCACAGGCAAAAAGATTTTGGCCAGAAAAGGCTGATGATATTTTTATTGCAAAACAATGTATGATGATTGTTTCAGAGGTAACAGAAGTTATGGAAGCAGTTAGAAAAAATAAAGGTGAAGAAGAAATCACTAAAGAAATTGCAGATATATTGATTAGAACATTTGATTTATATGCTGGAATGAAAAAAAATGGATATACGTCATTATCCTTAGACCAATCATTTGAAGAAAAAACACAATTTAATAAAACTAGACCAGAAAAACATGGAGTACGATTTTAATGACAGTAACAATTGAAGAAGTATTAGCACAACTTAATCCTAAGTTGCGTAAGCAGGTTATGTCTGGTGATAATGTGCCAGCAACAGAATATGCAGCAACTCCTAGTTATGGCCTTAATAGGGCCTTAAATGGTGGTCTGCCTTATGGTAGACAAGTATTGATATGGGGATCTAAGTCTTCTGCAAAGTCTTCTTTATGCCTTCAGACAATTGCTTTAGCACAAAAAGAAGGTAAGGTTTGTGCTTGGATTGATGCAGAGATGTCATATGATAAGTCTTGGGCAGAAAAACTTGGAGTAGATACTTCTAAACTTATTGTTTCTCAGGCTAGAACAATTAATGATATGGTTGAAATAGGAGTAGATCTTATGCAAGCAGGAGTTGATCTTGTTGTTGTAGATTCTATTACATCCTTGCTACCTGCAATTTATTTTGAAAAAGATACAGATGAACTAAAACAACTTGAGAATACAAAGCAGATTGGTGCAGAGTCTAGAGATTTTTCAAATGCTTGGAAAATGATTAACTATGCAAACAATAAAGTAAAGCCAACATTATTTATTTTGATTTCTCAGTCTAGAAATAATATTAATGCAATGTACACAAGTCAGCAGCCTACTGGTGGACAGGCTACAAAGTTTTATTCATCTACAGTTATTAAGTTATTTTCATCAGAATCAGATAACCAAGCAATTAAGGGAAAGATTCATGTTGGAGATAAATTGATTGAAGAAAAAGTTGGACGAAAAGTAAGATGGGAAGTTCAATTCTCTAAAACATCTCCAGCATTTCAGTCTGGAGAGTATGACTTTTATTTTAGAGGGGATGAGGTTGGTGTAGACTCTATTGGAGACTTGGTCGATACTGCAGAAAGTCTAGGGCTAATTAACAGAACTGGTGCATGGTATCAACTTGAAGATGGGACTAAGGTTCAGGGTAGAGATGCACTTGTTGATCGGTTTAGAGAAGATCTTGATCTACAAGATATGATAAAGAATAAAATATCCAATGTCTGAAAAATTTATTATTTTCCCTGGAAAATTTATTTGTCATAAGTGTAAAGCAGATGTATTATCGTCAAGACTTTGGTCTGAAACAAAAGATTTAACATGGATGTGTGATAAAAAACACATATCAAAAGTTAACTTGTTACCAAAATCTAGAAAAGATTATGAAAATGAGTGAAAGATCAGAGTCAAAAAGAATAGGTGCAAAACAGCATAAAAATTCTGGAAGAAATACAAAAAAGGGTGACGCTACTTGGAACAACTTTACAGTAGATTTTAAAGAATGCTCAAAATCATTTACTTTAAATCAAGATGTTTGGGCAAAAGCAGTTACAGATGCAATTAAAAATGGTAATGACCCAGCAGTAATAGTTGTTCTTGGAGAAGGAAATAAAAAAGTAAGGCTTGCAATAATAGAAGTAGAATTATTAGATCAATATTTTGGTGGTGTATAATATAATTATGTATTACAAAAATTTAAAAAACTTTGTTATTGATGATGTTTTAACTGAAGATGAAAAACTATACATATATCAAAAAATTAAACAAGCATCTGATTCAAACACTAAAAAAATAGTTGCAACTCTTGGTCATACAACATATTTTTTTGATGTTGATGAAGAATTTAAAAATAGTTTAGTTCAAAAAATTCAAAAGTATTTTGATGATGAACTTGTTATTACAGAATTATCTGCAGCAAGGTATCATAATTCTAGTGGATTTATACCAAAACTACATCCACATTACGATGGGTTTGCTGAGTCAAGAGTAACTTTTGATATTCAATTAGATTCTACAGTTGATTGGCCCATTGTTATAGAAGACAGAGAATTTACTCTAAAAAATAATCAAGCCTTAATATTTTCTGGAACAGATCAAATTCACTGGAGAGTAATAAAACAATTATCTGATAGTGATTATACTGATATGGTATTTATTCATCTAAGTAGAAAAAATAATAATGAAAAAATATCAGAAAAAGAAAAAGAAGAGAGAGAGCAAAGGCTTAACTATTATTATGAATTATGTAAGATAGATAGAAATCCAATAAAACAAAGGAAGTAGTGGATGGAAACAACAACGCTAGAGCAAATTAATGGGTTATCTGAGATAGCAGAATACATGGAAGATGAAGATCTTTCTACTGCTTTAACAATGATTGCAAAATTAATTATTAAACCAGAGATTCCAATTCAAGTTGCAACTGTTGAAATTGTAAGGTTGCAAGCAATTGCTGCTAAACTTTCATTAAAAGCCACCTGGATGGCAAATGTAGATAAACAAAACAGAGCAAAGAAAAATATATATTATACTGCTGCAGAGGCTATTAATAATCTAGTATCCGCACTTAAATATATTACGAGATAGTGTATAATTAATACAATAACAAAGGATGCTAACTAATGGCTAAAAGTTTACTACAACAAGTAATGATTAAACCAGCAAAAAATAACACAGGAATAGACTTACAAGGAATCGTTGATAAAATTGAATCTGGATACATGGTTGGCAAGGTGGATAAATATCAAAAAAAGAAAACCTTTGCACCATCAGGACTATCTTATGGTAGTGGAGAGTGTGCACGATACTGGTATTTAGCCTTTGAAGGTGGTACATTTCAAAATACAGATACGCCATATTCAGTAGCAAATATGAGCAGTGGATCACTATCTCACGATAGAATTCAAGAAGCAATGCTAAAGTCTGGAATTGCAAAAAAGTTTATAGATGACAATGGTAACGAAACAACAGAAGTAAAACTTGTAAACTCTGACCCACCAATTTATGGATTTGCTGATGGAATTATTGAGTGGGATGGCGAAGACATTGTTATTGAAATTAAAACGATGAAAGATGAATCTTTTGAATTTCGTAAAAAGAAAAATGCTGGAGCAAATTATCATATAGTTCAGTTGCTTATTTATATGAAAATATTAAAACTTGCAAAAGGATTATTGATATATGAAAATAAAAATACTCATGAACTTTTTGTAATTCCAATTACTGTTAATGATTATTATAGACAATGGATTGATAATGCTTTTAATTGGATGCGAGAAGTTCGTCAAGCATGGGAAAATAAAACTATTCCAAAAAAGAATTATAGAAATAACTCTAAAGTCTGCAAAGCATGTCCACTACAAAAAGACTGCGCCTTAGCAGAACCTGGAGAGATAAAGATTGCTTCTCTGGAGGAATTGAGTGAAACCATGTGAGTGGTGTGAAAACGAGTTTTTACCCACAGTAACATATCAGATTTATTGTAGTTCAGAATGTAGATCTGAGGCAACAAAAATTAAAATTGCAGAAAAGCAAATAATTAATAAACGCAAAAAAAGATATGGCAAAGAAAGAAAATGTGCTAGAGGGTGTGGAGTAGTTCTTTCTGCATATAACGATTCTAACTATTGCGATAACTGTTCGGTTGATAATAAAAAAGTAAACAAGGCTTTAAAAGAATTAAAGGGATTAATAGACTATGACGACAAACGTTAAACCAGCAAAATTTGTTGCTATTGATGCAAGTACAAACAGTCTTGCCTTTGCATTATTTGAGTTTGGAAAACTTGAGATTGTTGGTAAGATAGCATTTGAAGGAAATAATATTTATCAAAAATGTATTGATGCATCTAAAAAAACAAAGGCTCTTTTAGACTTAGATATGTTCTTAAATTCATCAATTATTATTGAGCATACAGTTTTTATGAATAGCCCTAAGACTGCTGCAGACCTTGCAATGGTACAGGGAGCAATTATAGGTGGGGCTGGTAATGCTGGAGTTGTAGAGGTTGGTAAGGTTTCTCCAATAACCTGGCAAAACTATATTGGCAATAAAGCATTAAGTAAAGAACAAAAATTAGAAATTCGATCAAAAAATCCAGAAAAATCTGATGCCTGGTATAAATCTTTTGAAAGAAATTTTAGAAAACAAAAAACAGTAGACTTAATAGAAATACATTATGATAAAATAATAGATGATTATGATGTTGCAGATGCTTGTGGAATAGGGCACTGGGCTTTAAATAATTGGGACAAGGCGGTATCATGACAGATAGAGTTTCATTTCAATACCCAGAAGAAAAAAATGGGGTTGTTATAAAATTAACTACGTATGTACCAACAAAATGGTTATTATTAGATCGTGAAACTGGACAGGTTTATCAAGGTAATCCAGGAGGTTATTGGGATAGGCTAGACCCAGTTATAAAGGAGATTGACAAAAAATAATATGAGTACTAAACTATATAAAAACGAGGCATGGTTAAGAAAACGGTATATATTGGATAAGAAGTCTGTGCAAGAAATTGCAAAAGAATGTGATACAAGTGCAGAAACAATTTACCTATATCTTGCTAATTATGGATTAAGGAAGTCTAAGCGTGGCTAACGATCTTAGAATTACAGTAGACCAAGTAAATCATCCTGAACACTATACTTCAGACCCTTCTGGCATTGAGTGTATTCAAATTACACGTCATCGTAATTTTAATATTGGAAATGCTTTTAAGTACCTTTGGAGAGCAGGGCTTAAAAATGAAGATAAGCATGTAGAAGATTTAAAGAAAGCAATTTTTTATATTCAAGATGAAATCAGTAGAATTGAAGGAAACTACTAATGTCTTCAGATATTGAAATTATAGAACATCTTGATGAGGTTAACAATGTTGTGGCAGAATATTTAAAAGGCAACGATCCAACTAAAATTTCAAAAGATTTGCAATTGCCAAGAACAAGAGTTGTTGCACACTTAAACGAGTGGAAGGCAATGGTATCTGGTAATGATGCAATTAGATCAAGAGCAAAAGAAGCATTGGCAGCAGCAGATACACACTACGGAAAATTAATTAGCAAATCATATGAAGTTATTGATGAAGCAACAATGAATAATAATCTTAGCGCAAAAACAGCAGCAATTAAACTTGTTTTAGATATTGAATCTAAAAGAATTGATATGTTGCAAAAGGCTGGACTACTAGAAAATAAAGAACTTGCAGAAGAAATGGTTGAAATAGAGAGACGACAAGAAGTTTTGATTGGAATATTAAAAGATATTGCATCAAAGTATCCTAATATTCGTGATGAGATTATGTCTAAGTTATCTGAAATTTCTAAACCAAGTGAGGTAATCACAATTGTCCACGATGTTCAATGATTTTTTAGAAGCATTAGATGATAATCCATTTGAAGAAAACCCAGTTGATACAAAAACATTTGTAGAGTCTTTAGACTATCTTGGACAACCGCCTCTATCAGAAATACAGTATGAGATTGTAGAAGCCATGAGTCAAATCTACAAAAAACAGGATCTTGAAAGAATAATGGGTTCTGTTGAAGGAGCAAGATATTATGACAAATACACAAAAAACGAAATTATTTTACAACTTGGGAAGGGTAGTGGCAAGGACTTCACTTCGACTGTGGCTTGTGCCTATATTGTTTATAAGTTGTTATGTCTTAAAGATCCCGCAAAATACTTTGGTAAACCGTCTGGGGATGCTATCGACCTTATTAATGTCGCTATCAACGCCCAACAAGCAAAAAACGTATTCTTCAAAGGATTCAAGACAAAAATAGAAAGATCTCCCTGGTTTGCAGGAAAGTATAATGCAAAGGTAGACTCAATTGAATTTGATAAAACTATTACAGTTTATTCTGGACACTCTGAGAGAGAGTCTCATGAAGGTTTAAACTTATTACTAGCAGTTCTTGATGAAATTTCGGGTTTTGCTAGTGAAGTTGGAACTGGAAATGAGCAAGGTAAAACAGCAGACAATATTTATAAAGCATTTAGAGGAACGATTGACTCTCGTTTTCCAGACTTAGGAAAAGTTGTTTTACTTTCATTTCCTAGGTATCAAGGAGATTTTATTTCACAAAAATATGATAGTGTAATTGCAGATAAAGAGGTAGTTCATAAAACTCATAAATATATAATTAATCCATTACTTGGGGACACATTAGACAATACGCTAGAAATTGAATGGGAAGAAGATCATATTATTTCATATAAATTTCCTGGGGTTTGGGCACTTAAAAGACCAACATGGGAAGTAAATCCAACAAGAACTATTGAAGATTTTAAGATTGCTTTTTACAATGATCTTGGAGACGCAATGATGCGTTTCTTGTGTATGCCAGTTTATTCTTCAGATGCATTTTTTAAACAAAAAGAAAAATTAGAACATTGCATGACATCTCGCAACCCAGTTGATGAATTTAGAAGATTTGATCCTGGATTTATTCCAGATCCAAACAAAACATATTATGTTCATGCTGACTTAGCGCAAAGACATGACAAATGCGCTGTTGCAATTGCACATGTTGAGAAGTGGGTAAACTTACAGGTTATAAAAGACTATGAACAAGTTGCACCAATTGTTGTAGTAGATGCGGTTGCATGGTGGGAGCCTAAAAAAGAAGGTCCAGTAAATCTTAGTGAAGTAAAAAATTGGATTATTAATTTAAGAAGGCTTGGATTTAATGTTGGCAAGGTTACATTTGATAGATGGCAGTCATATGATATTCAACAAGAACTTAGGGCTGTAGGTATAGAAACTGATACAGTTTCAGTTGCTAAAAAACATTATGAAGATTTAGCAATGATGGTTTATGAAGAAAGAATTGTTATGCCACAAATTCCATTATTGTTAGAAGAGTTGTCAGAACTTAAAATTATGAAAAATAATCGTGTTGATCACCCTAGAAAATCTTCTAAGGACTTAGCAGATGCTGTTTGTGGTGCTGCATTCGGAGCAATATCTTATACACCAAAGGACAATAATTTAGAAATTAGTGTGTATACTTGGGCAGATGCTAATAGAGAAAGAATACGTCAAGATATGAAAAAGCGTGAATCAGAGAGAAATAATGACATGCCAGATGATGTAAAAGAGTTTTTAGACAAGTTCAATTTGCTATAGATTACGACATCTGCTATAATAGAGTTCTGGCGAAAAGTCAGATAAATAACGAAAACAAGGAGAAATGAATGAAATCATTCAAGAAGATCGCCCTCATTGTGTCTGCAGCACTTTTGGGTTCAATGGCAGTTGGAACTCCAGCACACGCTAACGTTCCTACCGTTGCTGTTACTGTAAATGCAGTTGCAGACAATGATGCTAATACAATCGCAGGTGCTGCGGTTGCTGCAGTTCCAGCAGACAATAAGGTTGAAGCAGCAGATGCAGTTAAGTTTGCTCTCACAAACATTGTTGCAGGAACATCAGTTGTTGTAACAACAACAAAGGCTACAGTTGTTTCAGCACTACACACCTCTACAGTTCCAGTAACATCAAAGTCTGGTTCTTCTACACTTACTATTAATGTTGGTACTGGTACAACCGCAGAGTTTTTTGTTTATACAACAACTACTGAGGTTGGAACCGTAACAGTTGTTAATGGTCCAAATACTCTTACATATTACGTAAAGGGTACAGCAGGTGGAGCATACAACATTGATGCTACAGTTAAATCTGATGTAAGCACTGCAAGCATTGTAGAAAATACAGTTAAGGTAACTGATATCTTTGGCAATATTGTTGCTGGAGTTACACCTACTGTTACCGTAATTGGTGCAACAATTGAAGTTGCTGCTACAGCATCTGATGCAACAACTGGACTTTCTAAGTTTAGTACAAAGTATTCAGCAACTGCTGGACAGGCTGCTGTAAGCATTGCACTTCCAGGGACAATTACTGATGTTGATGGTCTTGATGTTGCAAAGAAGTCAACAGTTAAGTTTGTTACTGTATCTGACCTCGCTTCTGAGGTAACAAACCTAAAGGCTGTTGCTGCTAAGGCTGCAGAAGAACTTGCTGCAGAAAAGACTGCACACGCTAAGACAAAGGCAGAACTTGCACAGGCTCTAGGAAGTGTAGACCTTATGCAAAAGACTGCTGCAATTACAAAGTCTACCTTTGATGCAGAGTTGGCAAAGGCTAAAGCAGACCTTGCAAAGGCAAATGCTGCTCTTAAGTCACTACAAAAGAAGTATGCTGCTCTTCTAAAGAAGACAAAGTAATACTACAAAATCAAGGGGCAGGTTGAAATATACCTGCCCTTTGTGCTATAATAATATAGTATCCGCCTAACGGGGATATAAATTAACTCGCTGAAAAGGAGAAAGAAATGGTAAAAACGCTTGCTATGGATCTATTTAATGATCCATTTTTTATTGGGTTTGGTAGAAACCTAGAAAGAATAACAGAAAATCAAAACATCTTTGGAACTAACTATCCTCCACATAATTTGATTAAAATTAATGATGATAGTTATAAAATTGAACTAGCAATTGCTGGTTTTTCAAAAGATCAAGTACAAATTGAGTTATTTGAAAATGAACTTACAGTATTTGGCACTAAAGAAGATGTAGATGCTTCTTCATTTATTCATAAAGGTATTGCATCAAGAGGTTTCAGAAAAGTATTTGCTCTTGGGGAATATATTGAAGTAAAAGAGGCATCAATAACTGATGGACTACTAGTAATTTCATTAGAAAGAAAACTACCAGAGGCTAAAAAGCCAAAATCAATTAAAATCAAGTAAAAAATAGACCTGAGCACGTCTTAAAACTGCTCATTTTATAATTTAATGTTATAATAATCCTATCAAACTACCCGTTTGACTAGGAGAGATAATTGAAAAGGATTACCCGAATCCTTGCCGTTATGGGCATAGTTGTTGCAACATCCTTTTTTGGCTATGCCCAACCTGCTGAAGCAACAAGCAACGGCATAAGTGCACAGGTTTACCACTGTTGGCAATATACAGCATCTCCTCCAAGACCATGCAATGCACAGCCAGTATCGTCAACTACAGTTAGTCAGATTAATTTTAACTGGCAGTCTGGACAAGTTTTAAATTCATATGCAGAAAGAGTAGCGGTTAAATTTACTGGATATATAATGTCTCCAGTAACAAAAACGGCAACTTTTTATGCTCCAGCAGATGATGGAACACACTTTACACTTAACGGAACAGTATTAATAAATGACTGGGTTGATAAAGGTGGCGGAGGAAGTATAAGCCAATCAGTAACACTACAAGCAAACGTAGGATATCCTTTTACATTTTGGTATTATGAAAATGGTGGAGGAGCATGGGTTGAACTTTATTGGAATGATGGATCTGGAGATCAATTAGTTCCTTCAAGTGTTTTTTATTTAACTGATCCAACTCCACCGCCTCCACCACCACCTTCATTAAATGCTCCAACTAATTTATCTGTAATTCATGAAAACAATGGAGTAATACTTTCTTGGACAGCACCAACTCCTACAGAAGCAAATACTGCTGTAGAAAGATATGCAATTGGTTGGTCAACATCAAACTTTACAACAAATGGATGGGGTATAGCAACTGGAAATGTTGGTAGTACAACTGCATTAAATACCTCTGTTAGTATTCCATATAGTTTAATAGGTACAGATGGAAGAGGAAAAGAATATCAATTTAAAATAAGAGCAGACAATGATTCTTTATCTACCTATTCTGCTGATTCAAATATTGTTTCTTCATATATACCAGCACCACTTCCATTTACCCCACAATATACAATTAATGAAAATGATACGCTAACAATTGCTGCACCAGAAAATAAACTTATAGACACAATTACTGCTTGGTACGGTGATCCAAATGACGGAAGTCGTGGATTAGATGTTTCTTCTCAATTAACTCAACAATTTACAAATTCTGCTAGTGCCAATTTATCTGCTACAAATACTAATTTTGGAGATCCAGTTCCAGGAGTTGGAAAAGTTTTAATAATTTCAATTATATATAAAAATGCTCCAGAACCTACCCCAACACCCACAGTAACCCCAGAACCAACCCCAATACCAACTCCAGAGCCGTCACAATCACCAACCCCAGAACCAATCCCAACCCCAACACAGGAACCAACCCCAGAACCTTCTCCTCAGCCACAGACTCCTCCTCAGCCTCCTGTAGAACCCTCTCCGCCATCTCCCCCACCACCTACTCCAGAGCCTCCCCCTGTTCGTCCTCCAGACCCAGTTGTAGTTCCTCCAACTGTTGAACCAGATCCTGAGCCAGAACCTGAGCCTGAGCCAGAACCTGAAGTTCCTGTTGAACCAGAACAACCAGTTGAGGAAACTCCAATTGATATACCTGATCTCCCAGACGATATTGAATCAGATCCAGTAATTGTTCCAGAAGATCCAAATCCGATTGAAGACCAACTTCCTGAGCAAGAATATCCCGTTCAAGAAAATACAGAGACTGAAGTTCCTCAAGAGACCATAGGTATTGATCCTCAAACTCAGGATGATTCAAGTGACACCTCCGAAGATATTGTTAGTATAACAGAAGATTTAGATTTATCAAAAGATGAAATTGAACAATTACAAGATGTTGTTGAAGATGCTGATTTATCAGAAGAACAAATTAAAGAAATTGCAGAAGTAATTGCAGGCTCTGGTTTATCTGAAGATCAAGTTCAAGGACTTGTTGATGTTATTGAAAATGCAGATTTATCAAAAGAAGAAATACAACAACTAGCAGAACTTATTAAAGATGACCCTGTAATTGCACAAGCAGTAGAACAGTTTAATGAAAGGGCAGCAGAAAATGCAAATGCTCCAATGCCTTATACCCTTGCAGATGCAGCAACGGAAGTTCAAGCAGAAGCAATAGTTGAAGGTTTAACAGAAGCATTTACTGATCCAGGAGCAGCATTTGCGGGAGCAGCAGAAAGTTTTGAAGAGTTAGCAAATTTTGCAGGGGATTTATTAAGCAGTCCAGGAGAAGCCCTTGCAAGTCTTGGATCAGATATGACAGATGATCAAAGAGAAAAAGCGCAAGAAGTTATTATTCCTGTGATTGTTGTATCTCAGGTAATGAATGCAGTTGCACAAGTATTGTCAGCGAGGAGGATCTAATGAAACTAGTAATGAAACTATTAAAAGGGTTTCTTTCGTGGG